GCTAAATTCCCACGCGCGTAACCCGTCTAGCCCTGCCTCGCATAACTGCCGGTTAAATGCGCATCGATTGATCACAGTTCTGGCCGCCTCAATCTGGTCTTGCTTCTTGCTCTGGGGGACTATCTCGCAACTGCCTGCGCCAAACGCACTCAAGAACTTCTCTAGGGTCGTGTGGCGGCTTTGAAATGTCTTAGCTCTAGCGTCGTGCGGTAGCCATATCTTCGCCTTTTTGGCTCCCAGCTCTCTTATATTGTCTTGAATTCGGGGTATCCATTCCTCTGCATCCAGTCCGGTGTCTGCGTCGTATTTCAGTAAATGAAACCCGCCAGGCACTGCCTGCCAATACCAGAATGAAGCGGTATCCCTAAAGCCAAGGTCGGCACTCACGCCCATTGTGTCGCCGTGTGCGTCATATTTCACATCGTCGTGAATTCTGCCCTCTCGCTCGGCACGATTAACCCACTTGGCAAGAATTGCCCCGACTGATGCGCCATAATGCCCGCCCCAAACGTGCTCGGCTCTGTCCTCGTCTGCTTTGTAATCGGCTTCCATGTCCGCCCGCAGTGGCGTTTGATCAAACCACGGATTGTCGTTCCAGTTCACGTTCACGCAAATCATGTCCGTCCGCTGCTCGCCCCTGAAGAACTTGTCTACTGCGTCGGTTTTAAATCGTGGATTCCAGGTAAACCAAAGCTCTGAGTTTGGCTTTCGTATTGTCGGGCGCAGTAAATCCAGACTGTACTGGCTCAGTGTCTGCGCTTCCTCCACCCATGCGCAATCATAGCCCTCCAGTGATTTAATACTGTCGGCTGTGTGATTTTGCATGCCCTGAAATATTATCAGCCCTGTGCCGCGTCGGCTCCTGATCTGGGTGTCCAACACTTCAAAGTAATCGCCGGCGTTTAATGCGCTGATCTTATCCTCAATCAAGCGTTTAACAGATTGGCCTAATGACTTCTGAATCTCACGAACGCAGACTGTGCGCCGGTCTGGGTCAATGATGTTGGCTTCAATAACCATCTCGGCCATAAATTGGGATTTCCCGCCGCCTCGTCCGCCGTAAGCGCCTTTATATCGGCATGGCTCCAGCAATGGCAAAGCCCATGCGGGGGTTTGAATCTGGAGCACGGTCACGGCTTGACAATCACCCGTTCAATTTTCTGAATTTGCAACCCGCCCGATAGCTCTACTTGGGTAGGCGCATTAAAACCGTGCATTGCGTTAAGCTCTTTAACGGCTGCTGTCATGCCTGTGGATTGCTGCCGCTCCTGTGCTACTGCGTAGGCCTCTTTCAGCGCTTGTACGCTTTCTTCGCGCGTCCAAAGCGCCTTTGATTCTAGCTTCTGTCTTAGTTCGGCTACCCTCTGGGCGACCTCTGGGCGTGCCATTACTTTGCTGGCGCTGTCCCAAATACTTGCCGGCTTTGTATCTGGTCTTGGATTGTAAGCTGTTCGGTATGCATCGGCCTGGGTCATACCGTCCGCAATGCATTGTGCAAACTTTTCTTTTTTGTCCGTTAGTTTTAATGCTTTTGGCTCCATAACTCAATTGTAGCACGTTCACAAATTTATTTAATAGGGTTTTAATCGTGTAAATGTTTGTTTTATATCGTTAAAATTTTGCCATGAACGTATTTGACAAAATAGCGGCTCGTACTATTGAAGAGGGTGACTGCCTGCTATGGACTGGAACCATGTGCGCTGGCGGTACCGTCCCCTCTATTTTCAATAAAGGCAAACTGACTTCAGTTTGTAGGCTTTTGTGGGAAAAGAAAAACGGGTGAATACCGGCTGGCATGCTCATTTATCGCACATGCGGCAATATCCAATGTGTCCGACCTGCTCATCTTGGCATATGCACGGTGTCAGAACTTGGGCGTTTCAGTGGTTCGCTTGGCAAACAGAAAAAAAGCGAACTTCAAAAGGTTGCCATATCGTTAACCATGCGCAAACTCTCCAAGCTGACTCAATCTGATGTTGATGACATATTGACATCACCGGATAAGGTGTCAGCCCTTGCTGAACGTTTTAACGTGTCGGAGCGATCTATTTATTAAATTCGCTCGGGTTCTAGGTGGAAATATCGGGCTTCTAATCCTTGGGCTGGATTGATTCGATAGATTGAGCATTGAGTATGTATATGCCTCAGTGGTGATGTTTGAGCAAAGCACAGCTCTATCCGTGGTGATTGCCAAAGATTCGCTTATGTCTCAGCGGAGCCAGTTCTCGCTTTCGCACTACTCAGACTATTTTCACCACCGCGCTCTAAGATTCGCCCACGCTGTCCGATTTGGTTTGCTCGTGTTTCGGACTATCAAACAACTCAGCCACCGACGTGCCGCACTGGTTGTTACCAAAATGGAAAAACCCACAACGCTGTGGTGTCTTGGCCTCTGGCGTGAGACGGCTTAAGCGATATGAACTTACACCAATAAGGTACGCCTAAACGTTTCAAGACACCGCAACATTGCGGGTTCCATGGTGTAAGTTCAATCGCCAGCCGCCAAACTGACAATTGAATTATAACACATTTCAGAAAATTCCGCACATCGCGTTTTGGATTGCCGTCCTCCATTCGATCGATCCGGTATGCTCGTTGGCCAAGCTGTAAAGCGCTTGAATTTGCTCCATGGTCAACTGCGTCCACTTTTTTATAACGTATTCACAAAAGGTTTTTTTATCTCGAACGTCATCATCTTTATTAAGTCCTATGTTTGGATAGCGAAGGGCTATAAATAGAACGGTTAAGCGCTTGACTGCGTAAGGGTATTTCGTAACTGGGAACGAAAAGTCTTGCAAATTTGCATCTTCCTCAACTCTTTCTTTTATGATTTCCCAAATTTTTAAATCTATTGCATAACTTTGAACCTCGTCAATCGTTTCGGTATTTGATGTAACATTTTCGCCTACCAATAATCTGACTTCCGCCCGTGATTTTGTGATTCTTGCTTCAAGTCTTTCCATTTTTTACCCCTTTTTTATTAAACTCTTCTTGCTAATCCCCAAAGAATTGCAGCACGCCAGCCGGCGCACCCCCCAAATGTTCGCTCAGTTTCGTTCAATGGGTCGTCGCCCTCAACAAGCTCGTAAAGCGACCTCAACTGCGTGTACTCGAGTTCGCTCCAGCGTTTGACGATGCTGGGCGCTTGCTCTCGTGTGCATTGCTCCAAAGCAATGAATAACACTGCCAGGCGTTGTGTGTGCGACGCTGACATAATTTGCAATTCATAACCACAATCAATTGCGTTTTGGTTCACAACACTTTCAGCAACTTCCCATTTATGGGCTGGAATTGTGTAAATATCAACCTTGTCCAGCTGCGATTCTTCTTTACTGCGCTCGACAATCAAATGAACGCCGTTGGCCGATTGTGTGATTTTTGATATCATTTTTTTGTCCCCTGCGTGTAAGCCAGTTCTTGTTTTACCGAGTCAATCCAACGCGATGCTCGGTGCATTCGCTCTTCCAATCTGATGCGTTCGTTTTGCTCATACTCGAGATCAGCCTGTAGCTCCTCGATAAATGCGATCGCTTTGTCTATTGTTTTTGTGTTTTGCTCTGTCCTGATTTTCTGTAATTCACTGATTTTCATTCTGCTGTTTCCTTTTTATTTTTGCCATTGTCTCGGCCCGCATTTCTGAAAATGTGCGGGTTGTCAAATGGGCTGGGTTGCAACATCGCCGGTTTCCGCACAAAATAACAATTGCGTGATTTCTCGGTAATTTAACCTTGTTGGCAAATTCATAAATCGCACGCTGAACCGTTCTCCGGCCTGTTATTATTCCGTCAACTGCATTGTTAAAAATAGGCACGGGATCCTGCTTATTCTTAACTGCACCAAACCAAACCCAACATCCATTTGCATTTGTCCTGCACCGGTTTTCTACCCGCTGCATGGGGGTTTGGTTTTGGTCGATTCTCATATCTAGCACCGTGCGCCAGCGTGCATTTTTGGCATGCCAACCGGCTTCAGAATCTTTTTGAGAAATGCCTGCTCAAACTCCTCCGCCGGCATGCGCCCGCTGCGCCTGGTTGCGATAGCGTCACGCTCGTAAAAGTACCTGACACATATACCCCACCCATCCTTATAGCTTTTGGCGCTGTAGTCCGGCTCCCTGAGTTGTTTGTAACCAAGGCTCTCGTACCAGCTGATGAACAACGCAGCTTCTACGCTGCCGGTTTTGTGGGTTTCGGGCGTTTTGATTAGCCCGCTTCGGATTAGAAAATCCTCGATGCCGGCTTGTGTGTTGGCGCTGTGGTATTCAACGCCGCTAGTTTTTACTTTTCTCATCAGAACACCAGCCCTTTCACGGCCACGATCTGGCCATTCTCACGGATAGCATCGGGCCCAGTATCGGGCGCATACACATCACGCCCAGCGCGTGACGAACCTGCGGGGCCTGCTTCACGCTTGAGTGCGTCCAGCACCATGCCGGACACGATAAAAGTAACCCCATCTCGGGGGGCTGGGATGCCTTCCACTGACCCAAAATTCTGGGACACAATACGCGCCCCGCCTAGTGCGCCG